AGGACAATATCTTCTTTAGGGCGAAAAGGGGTGTCAATACTGTAATCTGCTGCGAGTTGGTATTTATAGCCTGCCCGATAAAAGACGTTCTCTTTGTATTGTATTGCTGGCTTCACTTTGCTCACGGTTTAATTAGGGACCCTCAGACGGAGCCCCCATCTCCTTCTACTCTTGGTAGATGAGTTTAATTTTCACTTTGAATCGTTAGGTTTCGACTGTCCACAATTCGGGCATTCGTCTGGCAAAATTAAACCTTTTGGGCATGACTGTCCGCATTTCGGGCAATCCTGGGAACCTCCTAATTTAACGTCCATATCTTTCTCCTTCTTTAAAAGCTCACGTCAATTCGTTATCTGATAATTCGGCTTACTCGCCATCCAGCCAAACATCGCTTTCCACCAGGGGATAGTTTTATCGTCGATCACAGCCTTGATCGTGGTTCCGTCCGGCTTGGTGATCTCAAACTTAGACATTGTTCCCGGAGGCGTGGCAATCGTTATCCTTTCTTTATTAACTCCGTCAATCCATGCGTGTTTCTTTGACAGGTCCGTGACACCGCAGGCGGATAGCGATGCAGCCAATATGATAATCAGGATTGCTCGGTTCATAAGGAGTCCACAAACTTCTCAAAAGGAAATAATATCCCTGGACACGTCTTATAATGGGCAAACTCCCTGTGCATTAGGATATGATGTTTCGGTATGTCTCCTATCTCCATCAAGGATCTTACAAGGTTCTTGGCAAGCATTAGCTGAGTCGGGTCCGGCGGTTCCTTGTCAAAGTTACCCACAAGGCAGATTCCCCAAGAGAGGTGATTCATCCTTGCTTGTCGACAATGTGCTCCGGTCATGTTAGGCAGTCGGCCCATTAGGCTCTCGTACCGGTCTCCTACAAGCTCGATCCCCCAATGATACCCGATATAGTCCCACCCCAGACGGTGAACGTGATACCGCCTGATAGCGTTCCAGGAGACAGTACCGCTATCCTTGGTGAGACTGTGATGGAGTATGATATGCGTGGGTTTCATTTGCTTCCCTTACTACATGGTTGATCCCTTTCTATGTGTTGCTATGATCTTTTTTGCCTGTGCCAGTTTCTCGCTGGCTTCATCGGCTAATGCCTGCATTTTCCTGACTGTCCCCTCAAGGTAGAGGTCCAAGTATTCCCTGTTCTTCTTTTCCTGTTCTGTCATTATGCCCCCGAAGATTTTTTAGAATTTCCGTTATGCCTTTGCCATTCTTTTAGGAGAGTGTTGGTTTCAGTAAGGGTAGTGGATAATGACTTCATTTCAATTTCCACACTGCTGAATCTTGCCGCCCCTTTGTCTAAATCTTTAAGGATCTGGGCATGCATAACGTCACACATGGCAACGTCTTGCTTCTGCTCATCGAGAAGAGTGAACCTCCTATAAAGGTTTTTTATCGCCAAAGCCACCATACCTAATGCTCCTCCTCCTCCGAGAACTTCTGGTATAATATCCACGCTGTGTCTCCATTTTAGACTCAATCTGGGTTATTGGTCAGATGGAATCTTTTTCGCCTTTAGTTGTTGTAGGCGTCTTTGAAAACGGTCGCTTCTTATTCCGGGAACTTTCCTTAGATATTTGTTGAGCATTTTCGTTTCTTCTTCATCTGCATCTCTTAGTCTGTTCCAAAAAACAGTGGCTTTTGCTTCTGGATTTAGCCTGCTTAATTCAAGCCACCATCTCCTGTTTGGTATTTCTTGTAGCTTGCCCCGTCTTTGATGCCGTTGTCTCAACCTTTTTTGATCTTCCCTTGGAGTAGCCTTGATAAATTCGTTTAGCTCTTCCTTTGTTGTTGCTTTATCATATACTCCCTGAGAAAGTTTATCGAAATTGCGCGTTCTTACATACCTTTCTGTATCAGCTTTTATTTTGGTTTCTTTTAGTTCTTTATCGTATTGATAGTATGGGTTTGTGTCGTTAGCGATTCGTCTAACAAACGGCTGGTTTAAAATAACTTCTTCTGTTACCAGTTCCTTACTTTCTTCTGGCAGATTTTCTAATAATTGGTTCCACCCGTACCCTGCCAAAGATGTATAAACATTTCCGTGAGTAAAGTATTGGCTAAGGGCATATTTGGTTCTTTCGGGGCTAAGACCTGTTGCCTCTCCAGCTTTTACGAAAGCAGGATGTGTATATTTAGTATATTCTTTTTTTGGTTCAATTTCTGGACCTCTCCAAATGTCTTGATTACGCCAAAAGTCTTTATTGACCGTGTACCCCATGATAGCATCAAGCGTTGGAGGCATTAAATCTGTAGGGAGCATAGGAATTGCATCGGCAATCGAGTCGGTTATCTGGTCAACGTCTATCTCTTCCCCCATGTATTTACCCATTAGATTTTCAAATAAAGTGGCAACTGCTCTTTGCCCTTGGTCTTTAGCAATCTTAAAATAAATATGTTTTTTGTTCCCATCTTTATCTAAATAACTATGGGGGGTTGTAATAATCCAGTTGTTTATTTTGTCCCTATCTGATATTTGGTCCCATGCTTCAGGGTTTTGGTTTTTATTAGCAAGGTACATCCCTGTTGCAAGAGTTCCTATTTGGCTAACTTTATAGACAAATTCTCCTGGGTTTTGTGAGGCTGCTCTGACAATACCCCTTGTTCCTTGAATGCTTGCATTTAAATAAGGAACTCCCGAATCCATTGCTTTTGCAAAATTGCCCCCTTGAGAAAAATCAAGATAGTTACGAGCTATCCATGTAGCTTCCTCTGTTGATTTCCCGCTATTAATTGCCCTTTGTCTCAAAGCTAACCGTGGTAATATTTCTGAGGTTTCTCCAAGCCACCCAAAAACCTTGTGTAGTGAGTCCCAAATGCCCTTATGCTGAGTCACTTTGCCTTGATGGGTTAGAAACTCCATCCCCCCACCTTCATTAATATATTCAGTCCATCTTCCTTTACGAAAAATAGCATCAGGCAGGACACTTATTAAATCCTTGGCAAGTTGCGCCCCTGCTTTTGGTGCTGTTGAAGAATATTCTTGTGTTGTAAGCCAAATATGGGCAATATCCCGGGGAAAATTGGTAAGGGCAAATTCGGGATTGTAGCCTGTTGCCATAGCCCTTAATACCTTAGCGCCAGACATCCACCCTATTACATTTGCCATCTGAGAATTTATGGCTGGGTCACGTTGTACCCATTCTCTTGCCATTTCTGAGGGCATTATCATTTCTTTCTTTTGCCCTTCAATCATAACGTCTATGGTTTCATGGCCAGCGGGTGGTCTCCCTTTTAATTTACTTACAATACCATTTGTAGGTTGTGTTTCGGCTAAAGCATATAATGCTTTGTTAGCCTTATTCCTAAATATTCTTGTTTGTGTGCGGGAGATAGTTTGTTGCATTAACAAGGAAGCATCTTTTTCTAATAATTCCTCACTACCTCCTGCTAACTGCTTAATCCCGCTATCAGGAATACTTATTTTTTGTCCCCCAAAGCCATAAGATTTTTCAGGGTCTATGTGTTGCAAGAACCTTCGGGGAGAATATTCGATTTGCCTTAATGTTTCATGTGATTTTTTGGTTATCAACCCCTCATTTAATAGATCGTCAAGTTGTCCTTTCATTACCTCAAAATATGCCCCGGTTTTAGTATTAATTTTGTTTTGGATTTCTGGCGCAAGAGAGTCCAACCATTCTTGATGTTGTTTTGCCCCTAACCCTTTAGGATGTTTAATGTCTTTGTATTTTTCAATGGCTATGGTTCGTCTTGACTGGATGGCCCTATTCAAATATTCCTGTTCTTGCCCTGTTAAATCCCCAAAGATTTGCTTAGTTGCATCGTCAATTTGTCTAATGGCCTTAGAATTTGCACCTGCAATTAGGTCATGCCTTATAACTGCCTGTCTTCCTAAGTCTCCTTGCTTATGTAGTTCTTTTTTAATGTTTCCGCTTACATCTACTATGGCCCGTTTAAGGGATTTATAAATATCTTTTGGGGTTCGCTTATGGATTTCTTTTATTGCTTCGCTGGTTTCGTCATACATGCTTTCAACTTGTGAAGCACCTTCAGTTGTTGGATTGACTGCTGGTTTCTTGCCCCATAAAGATCGTGATTTAGTCCAAAACTTATAAGTGTCAGGTGCATATTTTTGAACTATTTGGCTTGCACCTTTTAATATTCTTCCTGCTCCCAATACGCCCACATCTTCTAAGGTGTCCCAAAGTAGCTGGCGAGTTTGTTGTTGTGTAGTTAAGGCATTATATTTTTCTCTTTCTTCGGGGTAAGCATATTTTAAATGCCCTATCTTGGTAAGTTCTTTTGGGGTTTCAGTAACCGCCCCATAAAGACCATAAAGGTTAGGATTGTCTTTCACGAACTTTTCTTCCCACGGTTCTTTAAATGACCCGCCTGCTCCAGAGGGTTCTTTAGCCTTTAAAGGCCCAACATACTCGACTTTTTCTAATGGCCCTAAATACTCGGCCTTATTTTGTTCCCCTTCTAAGGGGCCAAGATATTCAACAGGCATTATTTAACAATCCCCTTGCCGTCCCATTTAATTCTTTTGCCATTTACTGAATAAATTCCGGCAGGCTTACCCGTTAAATCAATTTCCGGTTCTCCATTTTCTAATCCATACAACCCCCTTACCATTTTTTCGTATTGACTTCTTATTGCTTTTTTCTTAGTAGGATCTGACTCATATCTCCAATCATCATCTTTACTCAATAAAGAGATTACCCCCTTTCCAACAATCTGATCTTCATCGCTTAACATATTCCAAGCTTTCTTTTCACCTGTCGTAAGTTTTCCGCCAGTCGCTACTTTATCAAGAATTTTCTCTTTTACTGCCCCTATTTTACCCTTTAAGCTCTTTTCCTGCCCCTTCAGCCCTGCCTTATGGGATGCCAATTCTTTATCCCTTTCCAGTTTTGCTCTGGGATCTCCCTCTTTCTTATATTGTCCCCCCGGTAACTGCACATAGACGTCACCACCAACTTTAATCCGCTGTGCAGGTCTATTTAACGCCTTGCCCGTGCCTTTCCTAACATCAGCCGGAGCCGCGGTGTACGGATCAGCAGACCCCTCTTCAGGCGGACTCCAACCCTTGCCAACCCTCTTGTCATAGAGATCTCTCTCGTAGTCAGCGTTGGATTGATCTCTTAAACGCTTTTGGTCTGCTAAATCCTGCGTTCTTTTAAGGGCAATCTTATTCGCCTCGGCCTTGAGGTCATTTACTTGATCTTCCTGTTGCCACTTCTTCCGCATCATCATCATCATCATTTGAGGAAGCATGGCAGTAAACGGGTTCTGTCGGTTTTGATTTATGTAAATAGGACTTGGCATTTTACTTACCTCCTAATAGTCCACCGACACCACCTAAAACACCACCTAAAACAGTACCTAATCCTGGAACAGCACTTCCCATCATAGCACCTGAAGTTGCCCCAGAGATTCCCCCACCAAGGCTCATCCCGCCCCCGCCCTGGTCCACAACGGGATTCGAGTAAGTCCCGCCCATCAGTCCAGGTAGAATAGAGAACGGCAAGGCCGCTTGCTGCTGTCCTTGTTGCCACATATTCATAGAAGTTCCGTAATCGGTTTGGCGTTCCTGAATGGCCTGCTGGTAAGGAAGCATCATTTGTTGTGCTTGGGCTCCGTAATCTGTAAATGCCCCCGGTGAAGACATTTTCCATAGGTCTTGGCCTACCTGTTGACTCGCATCGCTAAAGAATTGGCCCAACCCTGCCTGCATGGACCCGGAAGCACCCCCCATCTGAGAACCCTGGCCGTAGCTGCCAAGCATTTCGGCTAATTGCTGCGCACCTTCTAAGTAAGGTTGCCATGCACCGGCCTTGACGTCAGGCGACAAGGATTCCCACCATTGCTTTGTAGGCTGAATTGAGGACACATCGGGAGTGTCGTACATCGGAACGTCCGTGGCTACCCCTGCCGCTGAAGGAGCAGGCGGGATGTCCCATAAGGGCTGTTGACCTGACGGGGCAATTCCCTGGCTTGCATCTGCCGGTGTCGGGGTTATCATTCCCTTTGAAAGGGCATCTTGATATTGAACATTGTCTATGTTCCCGGATCTTAACCTATCCCAATATGCTTGTGACCTTGATGTTCCGCAAGCCGTCACCTTGTCTTCATTGATGCTGTAACCTGCCTGTTGCTGTGCTTGTTGTGTTGGCTGCTGTGTCTGTTGTACCAGCTGCTGTGCTTGTTGTGTTGGCTGCTGTGTCTGTTGTACCAGCTGCTGTGCTTGTTGTGTTGGCTGCTGTGTCTGTTGTACCAGCTGCTGTGCAGTAGTAGGTTGTGGCCTCACCGCATTCCCGCCTCTGGGGAAGTAGTTGAATGGCGTTGCCCCACTAATCCCGGCATAGGGTGAATACGGTTGCTGGTAGGGCTGCTGTGTTTGCTGTACCAGCTGCTGTGCAGTAGTAGGTTGTGGCCTCCACGCATCCCCGCCTCTGGGGAACCCGCCTCTGGGGAGGTAGTTGTACGGTTGCTGGTAGGACTGCTGATAAGAAGGCATAGCCGCCTGAGTTGTCCCTCCTTGAACTCCAGCCATTGCAAGCTTATTGATGACAGGCATAAGAGCCTGAAATACTTGCTGCTGTTCTGGCGATTGAGAGTATTCTACTGAGCTACTACCCCCCTTAAAGCACCTGAACTCATGTCCAAACTCGGAACTGAAGTGTTTAAACATCTTTTTTCTCCTGTGGTATTCGTTTAGCCATAAAGTTTATAATATTGTTCTTTGTCGGCTTCCATCCGATCGATGCCCCCACTCTTTCAAAGTGCGTGTATAGCCTTTGATTAAGGACATCCCCCTCTAAAAGCGTTGCCCTGTTCTTGGTCGCAAATTTGTCAATCTCCCTGAGAAGCATCATTACGGCTTCCCTGTCGTTGGTCCAGGAATGAATGAAGTCGCAGTACACAACCCCAATATGCGGAAGTCCCCTTACAAAGAAATGGGCAAAGGCAACCGGCTGCTCATCTTCAAACACTACCCAAAACTCAGCTTTGTCTCCGCCATACTGAATCGTGCTGTGAAAGTAGGTCGCTAAAGTCTGAGGGAATATGCTCGGCACTTTCATTTTTCTGGCAAAAGCGTCAATCTTATCCGCAATAGCGTTCAGCCAAAGAGTTTGGGTAATCTTAACGGGCTTGAGCATCTTCTAATACCTTAATCCTTTCCTCTAAAAGCTCAATTTCTGATTTTGGTTTAACTGCCTCAATCGTGGTCAAATCATCTTTTGTCAATTCAATGATCTTGCCGTTTTTAATCTTGTATTTTTCAGGGTCTGGCAAGGCCTGTTTCGGCAAATAAACAACAGCACGATCAGGGTCTTTTGCCAGGATTCTTGCTATTCCGTTACTTGTGGAAGATCCGTCAGAAATGTTCCGATCCCGTTCCCTGTTTACCCTGCCAGCCCCGCCGTCAATATATCCTGTCAACTTATTGTAGATCACAAAAATTTCCATTTTTTATCTCCTTACATTCCAGATGGGAAATACCAGCCATGAACTTTCATGGAGGCTGTACTTGTATTGCTTGCTGCGTGTTTCACCTCAATTATTTGACTTGCATCGGATAGAACTTCTATCGTGTTAGAAACTAAAGTATTTCCCACACTTGCTTGAGCAATCCTTTTTCCAGTTGAGCCAGACTGACCATTTGTCCTCCAAAAACTTTCTGTTGCCGCATTACCAAAAAGTGTGTAAAATTGACAAATAGCCCTTGTAGTAAACTTTGGGATTGACGATTTCACGTCAATATCTGTCCAAGTAGTGTCAATGTCTGTAGATGCCAATTCGGCAATATCATCAGCATAAGCCATATAATCGCCGTCATGAAAAAACTCTAAAATATTAGAGCTCCAGTTCGTCAAGACCGCGAAGATGCACTTGTCTTCTCCTGAATACCAGCCATGCTTTGCAGCGCTCCACGCCGGTTCCGTCGTCGAGTCAATAAGTTCCGACGCGGTAATAACATTCGTTCCTGCCGTGACAATCGCGCTGTCATCAAGATACAGATAAGACATATCAAAGACAGCAAGGTTGGCAAACTTGAACGGAACATTTAAGTCAGCATATACCAACTGTTCGGTTGTGCCGTTGTGGTGATACACAAAGGGAGACAACACTATCCCGTCCTTTACAGTGGCCGCCCCGATAGTACAGACATTAGCGTTTGCCCCTTCGTTCAAGTCCTCTGCCTGGAAAGCCGTTGCGTTTCGAGTGTTTAGATAAAGCACCCCCGCAGCAGTGCCACCAGCCCATGTTCCACTCGTAAGGGTAAGGGCAACCACAACCCCTGTTCCTCCTCCTGTGGCCCCTGTCAGGGTGTCTCCTACCAGAACCTCATGCGTACCCCCGCCTGTATAAGACACGGTTTCGCAGAACGTGAACTTCGGGCGCATATTGATGCCAGGGGCATGTTGCCCTACTGCCTCATGTAGTTCCTGAAGGTTCTCTTCAATGTCGGGTATGTCCGCTGCTATCGTGTTCCCAATTTTTGGATTATCGGTGTTCCAAGTTGCCATTACTTACTCCTATGCACTTGTTATAGTTTCCCATGCTGCTGCTACTCGTAAGGTCAATTTGTCCGTATCGCTATCATAATACACGTTCCCTTCATCTGTTCCTGAACAAGTAGCCCGTGGAACAAATTTAATCTGATGAAAGGTTGGATATTGCAAAAACCTGTGGACTTCTTCGCACCATCTTCTAAGGTCATCAATATCATTTGTTTGTGGCGGAGGCTGTAAATTCATTAGAACTTTCCTTCAGGGGCATAATGAAACGTGATACCGTTGACAGACCATTTCTCACTCAAGGCATCAGTCCCCCATTTTATTTGGTGAAGCTTGTCATTTTTATTACATCTGACAACAGGATATTCGGGATTATCACAAGACACGGAATCAAGGGCAGTCCAGGTCGCGTCTTCCACTTCTCCTACCGTACTCCCGCTTCTATGATGAACGTCAATCGAGAAAGCCCCGTCTTCAACAATGTCAAACCATATTTCGGCAAGCAAGTCCCTCCTGGTCCTGTCCCCAAAATCCATGATCGGCTCTATCCGATACCCGTCAAGGTTGCTTCCGTCTAAACCTTCTCCTGTATGATAGTATAACTTTCCATCCGTATTGGCGTACACGAACCTCTGTCTCAAAGATGTATAATACGCCCATGTATGGCTACCTGCATCCGACCATTTGGCTCCCGTCCCGCCTAATTCCGTGATAAGATCATTCCATGTGAAACTATCGTATATTCGCCACGAAGCTATAAACCGCATGGCCTTGTCTTCCCATGTGAACTGTTTAGTATCAATGTCATAAAATAAAAGGCGGTTATTGGCTACTTCTCCGGCCATTGGAACAGACCAAACTACCTGCCTATGAAGAGGTCTGTAAATACCAACTATCCGGTCGTAATAATTTGATTCTATGTTTTGAAGATCAGCTTCAATGTCTTGGCTGATAGGCGTTATTTGACGGCCACCGTCATATTCGCAAAACCCGTAGTTTCGGTTAAAGAAAAGATGCTTGTCTCCTAAATTAATAATACTATGATAATTCTCTGCCCCTTGGTCCGCCACTACCGTATAAATCCTAAATGGGGCGAGATAATCAGGATAGTAAATAAGCTGATTAATAGAGTTCTCGCAATATACAAAACATCTGTCTTGGCCCATTTTGGCAGGACCGTGAATAGGATCATCATTTGGAACGTATAGCTGATTAGCTGCCGGAAACTCTACATTACCCGACAAGTCAGGAAGGGCAGCCGTATATCTCATATCAATGTTTCCGTTTGTCTGCCCAGAGTAAAACCCGATTATCCTTCGTATAAAATACTCAAGGTATCGGAACTTAAACTCTGTGTAACCTGAAGCCCCACCCGGATCTATCAGCTTCGTGACTGCCGCATCACCGTTCTTCCATTTATAGGGTGTAGTCGTACCTTTGTCGGCGAAGACCATATAAGAGCCTACCCGAATGGGACAATAAAGAGCCGCATCGCCCGTAGCAAACGTGACTGCGCCGCTTACATCAACCGGATTTAACGACCCGTTAAATACAAACACCTTGCCATTATCGAAAAAGACATGGTCCCGATTGGTTCCATCGTATAACTCGAACAATCCCAAACACTTGGTCGCTTGAGCATTAGCTGTGTTAGACCATTCGCTATACCCATAAGACTTTACACAGCAATTTCTTTTTCGGGCAAGGTCAAAATTAACGCCCCCGACATCGTGCGTAACAGAAACCCCTTCGGCTATAGCTTTAAACAAAGAAGGGTCATCCATCGGAACGTCAGTCTTCCGCCCTAAAAAGGGTAAAATCCTGAAGGTTTGATATGCCATTACGCTAACCAGAAAAGAACTGCACCCTGAGAAATTGTCGCCGTTACGTCCTTCATCGCAATTGGGTTGGCAAACGGCCCGAACTTAGCCACAATCCCACCCATACCTAACTGGTCGGCCAAAGGTTGTACTTTCAAAACAATCGTGACCCCGTTTATTAACAGCGTCAGTTGCGAGTCATGCGTGACATCTCCGGCATCGTCAATCCAATCTATCTCATAAACAAGGTTTGTTCCCACCCAATTAGCCGTTGCAGCCGAGTGTATTGGATTAGTTTTTGCAAAAACTGTCATAATTACCTCCTATGCTTGAAATACGCTCCTTGCCCTAAACCCCATCTCTGACCATTTTTTTCTACCATCGGCAATAGAGGTTTTCTTTAAACTGATTTCCCATTTCATCCTAAACCTGTCCGCTTCTCCCCATTGGTGAAGAGCCTCAAACGCTTCTGCAATCGCAAAATCACAGATCATAAACCGTGATAGTTCCGGCAACCAGGAAAAATCAGTGGCCGTAATGTCTTCCCCGGATCTCTGATAATGCAATTCAATCACATTGGCACTATCAGGAGAAGGACCGAACCAGACTTCCCTACCCCTAATACAACCAACCAGGATTGTGCCGTTGTCGGATTCCGTAACGTCAGGAAACAGCACATCAAACTGATGCGGAGAAACAAGCCCAATCTTCCTATCATCCGTCATGTCCCGAAAGCTGGCATCCCCTGAAAAATCAGGAGGAAGGGCATACCTGTACGTTCCTACCGTCAAGGTAGCTGTGACATACCTCTTCCCCCAAGTGAACTGACGGGCTTCCTGGAGCTCTTCCTTGGCTCGTATGAGCCATTCGCTTACCTGCGTGTCAGTAGGGACAGTCGAGGCACTCAAAGGGGTGTTCCGGTTCAGCTTCCCCCCAACATGGTCAATACACGCGCTTAAAGTGTTAAGTGTTCCTGCCGTATATTCAACCGCGCCAAACTCTGTCCATGCGAAGTCAAGGGCTGCGGAGGCAACAGTTAAAGACATGATTTATACCTCCGTTACCAACCTACAACGATCAGGTTTTGTGTTGCTCCGGCGATAGGAACACTTTTAAACGTGACAGTAGCATGAGCAGCATCCATAGAAGCATGTCCGTTACAAACAAGCACAGACAAGTCCGCAACCAAGCTCCCGATAAAAGGAAAGCTTCGGTCAATATGTTCAATGTAACTCAGGTCTATCGATGCAGCCTCAAAGGATGTAGTAGCCCCGTCGTGAGTGACAGTTATGAACAGCATTTTATTGCCGCCTGCCGCCATTCTAAAGTTTTCTGTTAATCCCAGGCCCATATTACCACCCCACTATTATAAGATTTTGAGTTGATCCAGTCTTGGGGACATTAAGGTAAGCTACCGTGTCGTGAGTAGCGTTAATGGAACAATGCCCCGCCATAGCGAAGGTTGACAGATTGGCGGCCTCGCTTGCCGTATAAGGAAAGCCCATTTGAATATGCTCAATATAATCCAAAGCAACTGATGCCGCAGTAAACTCCATATCGCTTTCATCGTGGGTTACGGTTATGAACATCATTTTTCGCCCGCCTGCCACCATCCTGAAATTCTCGGCCAGCGTTATAGCCATAATTATTCTCCTTGTATTTTAAATTTAGTGCTGCTTGTCGTGTTTATGTTCCTGTCAGGATCTCTTGACGAATACAGCAAAGGGTTGTCCTCTTCGATATTAAGCTGGTCACACGATTCGCAGGGTAGCCCTTTAAGCTCGCCTGTTTCGTGCTTCCGCCTAATTTCGTTGAATTTATCACCTTTCAGTATGTCCTCAATCGATTCGTTGTGTGTATTTCCAACTACTATCTTGCCATCAAAATCAAAACAGCAAACTATCATTTGCCCGTCTGCCTGGATTTGAACCGGCCCGCTGAACGGCCTGCCACAAGTCTTCTTTCTCTTCTCGACCGACCTAAAGCTCCTGCCATCCGTCCAGTTATGCGGCTTCCAAAGCTCCAGGTAGTCAACGTGCTTTTCCCAGAAAGCCTTGATCCCTTCGACATGCTCTTCTTTCTGAGGGATTGCCGTCACGCTTACCTTGCAAGCATGGTCAAGCCGTTCGTTATTAATCGTGATAAAATTAAATATATTCGACATGACCTCCATGTAAGGAAGTCCTTTATGTACTTTCTCATAGTCTGGGGCTGAGATTCCGTGAACGGAAAACCTGATATGCTTTAATCCTGCCCTTAATACTTTCTTTGCCCAGGCGACATTAAGTAAGCCGGCGTTTGACGTTACAAAGGTGTCCAGTCCGTTCAGTGTGCAGACTTCTATCTTCTCAGCTAACCCTGCGTCCATGAAAGGCTCGCCATAGCCAAACACAGAGATAGTTTCTGCCCCTAATTCTTTGGCTTGGTTTGCTAAAAGCTTAAAGTGTTCCAAGGACATCGTGCATTTATTCCGGGTCATTTTCTCACGCGGACAGATCGTGCAAGATGCCTGACAAAAATTCGTGTTCTCAAGTCTTACTTCAGGATTTTTCAGTTTCATTTAACCAGTATTCCCTTCGGATATTCCTTTTTATAACCATTGTTAATCCCATACTTAGCGCCGAATAAGGCCAGGTAAAGCAGTCAACTTTTTCGCTTAGTTCTAAATCTCGTCTTATCCTGTACACATCTCCAGGGCTAATGCCTTCATCGTCAACAACAGATTGTTCTTCGTTTTTAGGCAAAGTGTCATGCAAAAACATCACACCGCTTGGAGTCATTTTAGACAAAAAGAAATCCACTTCTTTTTTCACGGTTTCGTATTTATGTTCTCCGTCAAGAAACACAACGGACGGTCTGCCCTCGTATTTTTCCATGAAATGTTCTGATCTTTCGATATAGCAAAAATGATTCTTAAATAACGGGTTGTCAAACACCCTAAACATCCCGCCCATTTGAAGATCGCAACTGTATAGGCTTACACCGGCTTCATTTGCACGGCTGGCTAATACAATGGAAGATTCCCCCATGCCTACCTCTACAATATCCCCCTTGGCGTACTTTAAAACCTTGGCAACAATGGCGTCTAATATGTCCCACGAACCTAACGGAATAGTTATGTTAAGTATTGTATTGTTCCCAACGTCTTTTTTATATACTATCTTTCCCTCAAAAAATGTCTTCCTGAGTGTCTCGTCTACTTTTCCCAATATGGCCTGCCTTTCTCTTTCTTAATTATTTGAGTTAGGCCCATCCAGTCCGCAGAATAAGGCCATGAAAAACAATCCATCTCGTCAGTTCTTTTCTCAAGCTCCTGCCTTAACTTGTAAACGTCCCCACATGCAGGTTCAACTAAAAGCTCTTTCGCAGGAGGGAGAGTGTCATGTATGAAAATCACACCGCCCGGAACAAGCTTCTCGAAAAAGAAGTCAAACTCTTCCTTGGCCGCTTCATAGTGATGGTCCCCGTCAATTAAAACAATAGCCGGATTGTCCTCAAAATCATCCATAAACTCTTCTGAGGTCATGTTATGATAAATATGGCTATAAAAATACTTGGCTTTCTTTTCTGGTCTAATGTCTACGCTATGGAACGTCACGCCTGCTCTTTCTGCCGCGAGAGCCAACACTTTAGAGCTTTCGCCCGCCCCTATCTCAACGACACAGTATGGCCTGAAGTACAGAATGATATCGCATTGCTTCTCAAGGATAGCCCAACCTGCCATCTTATTATATCTTACGCCGATAATCGGTTCAGGCTGTAACAAGTCCCATGTATGAAACCGTGGCCCAGGGCATTTTACAACTTCTCTTTTGTCCCCAGTAACTAAGGTAAATCCCATAGCAGAAGGCATGTCTTTTGTGTTTTTATAAATCATATTACCTGTGGTGTTACCTTTACTGCAGGAACTTTCATTTTAGTCCGCAGTCCTTTCCTGTGTTTTCTTTGGCTTAATTCGTACTGCTCTTTTTTGATACGTTCCGTGCATATAGAACATGCCTGGAACTCGTTTATCACGATAAGAGGATTGCCACACATTAAGCATTTCCCACTATTTAATCGCCCTTGTGTCATCTTTCATACCCGAACTTGTCTTGAATACACCCGAACCCCGTGTTTTTTTCGACAAAGCTTTCCCCTATCTCATAACCTCTGTCCAATAAGGACCGTCCCCCAACCATACCGTCATTACCTTTCTCTCCAAACCTATAGGTCTTGTCAGGGTCACAATTCTTGCAAAAGCCATCTCTCTTTAAAGAACCAAGCCCGCCGCAGCTGGGGCATTGTACGCGTGACATTTTAAAACCTCCCTTGATTTTAATACGGTTTTTACGGCATCTTCAAACATTGCCGTGTGGTAATATTTGCATCTCTCGTCTAACATGAACCAGTTGTCTATCTTCTCAAAAGCATCGGGGTTATTGTCCTTTGCCATCACCCCTAAAATCCCACCCTCTGAGCAGTTAAAATAATGTGCTCCAGGGGCATTGGTTCCTAAATTCACTATCGCTGTTTCCAGCCATGTTTTGTAAACCCATAGCGTGTAAGACGTTCCCACGATATCGAGATTAATATTGTACCTGTCGCTTGCCTTTGTTATGCCCTCCGCAAAGAACGGGTTTTTCGTCATAGAATACCCGCCCCATCGTCTCTTGCTTTTCGCTTCGTCTCTCCCAGATCCCGTTTTTGGAGCGTTAGTCGAGTAATCCCCGTCCGAATAATAAGCATCCTGCGTGTCCTTATCCTCTTCCTTTATTTCAAATGACAGGTCGTTTCCTACGCCTAAAAAAAGATTGGACTGAAACACCGCCATGCCTATCATCCAGCAGCCATTTAGGACATTGCCGCCCAACTCTATTTGATGAAACTTTGCCTTTTTCCCCGTTACCCTGGTAAACTCTTCCAACAAGGCTTTTGCAGGCGAAATGTAAAATGCTATCTCTCTGCCTTGCTTGCTCCACGCACTTAAAACTTTAGGGGAGCATTGAAGGCCGGTTATAAGCGTCACACCTTTTGCTATTTTTGGTATATCCTTGCAAAGCTGGTGATAGACCTTATCCCCTGCATCTACTAACAGCACAAAGTCCGGTATGCATCCCCTCTCCAACATGGGCTTTAGTTGGTGGTTACAGACAATAGAAATAAAGTCCCGGTCTTCCCAATCCTTTCTGCCGTCCCAATTTATAAGGTCACAAACTTGGTCAAAGTTATTGTCTAAGGACTTCCCGGCCCCTATTCCTATGATGGCCTTGCCTTGCCCAAGATGAAGACAGTCCCTTAAAGAATGGTGTTTTTTCCATAGCCTCTTGTTCTGGGCAATATTGTTAAGCCATTCAATCCCTAAGTGTTGAACTGTTTGGTCGTTTATCGTGTGGACAAAATCAAAGCTTGCCTTAGAGATTATGCCGTGCAAAGCCTTGTGGTCCTCGTACTTGACCTGCTTGCTTTTATCGATAAACTCTTTAAACTCAGCAGTTTTCTTCTTTTTCTTTTTTCTCATAAGGTTTTTTTGGGGGGAGAGAATTAGTCTCCCCCCGGTTAAAGGTTAAACTAATTTCCAGAAAGCTCCGTGCTGACCCAGATTGTACCCCGGAAATTCAAAAGAGAACTCCGAGAGGATCTGCCATGAATCGAAGTCACCCAATTTGCCAAGCTTTTCCATGATGGCCTTACGCCCTTTCTTGGCACGCAACTTGGGCCGACTGGTGTCGATCACATAGGCAATGTTTGTGGGAACATTTGCCATCGGATGCAGGTCAAGCTCGATGCCAGACTCGCAGAGGTAGGAAGTTACCAAACCCCCGCCCTTTCTATCGTTCTGGCGCATCCTGATACGGTTCTTGTCCCACCTGGTAAACTTGGCCGTCTGAGAAAGCGCACCAAAGAAAGACAAGTTCCGGCCTCCGTTCTCCCAAATCTTGGAAACAACCGTATTGACAGCACTTTCCGTCAAAGTGTAAGTCGAATTATCAATATGAGATCCGGATTGCTGCCCAAGGAATCCAAGCACGCCATTCATCTGCCCTGCGAGAACAGAAGACTTTGCCACGCTTATCGCGTACAAGGCCTGCCTCTCGCGTTCTCTCTGTAGCTCCTTCAGGCGCATCAGAACTTGGTGTCGGTCCTCACGCCCGACAATGTACATATCCGTGGCCTTCATGGTTCCGGTGATCTGTACGTCTTTTCGCAGAATAGTGAAAGCGTTAGAGAGCAACGCCCTGTCCCTCGGATTAGGCGGGTGTGGCATAGACCCTTCATTTGCCACATTACCAACGATATACATTTTGGAATCTGCGACAATAGAGCAAACCGCGCTATCAAAGATAGAAGCGTCATGGTCCGTACTGATCTGAGATATGAAAGCACTCACGCCATTAGCCGTTATCGAAGTAACCGCAAACATCGCATGAACACCCTGGGCAGAGTCGAAGTAATACAGCATCGCACCTTCACCCATCTGACGCATAGAATCAGATCCGTCCATCCCATCAGTGCTTCCAATAGCCATAGAAAGCTGTCCGGTTTCTATATCGGCTGCGGTTTGAACATACCCCTTGCCTAAATCCTCGGACATCCACTCAATCGTGGTTCCGCCGGTTTCCGGGCCCCAGCTAATTGTGTTAATAAACGGGGTATCCGCAAGTGCCAAAAGATCCAACACATCGGATACGTCCCTTTTTTCCGTGCCGGTTACGACCCCATACGGGGTGTCCCCAACAATGTCCCGCGAAAACCCGCCCTGGTCAAAGGCGTCTGCACGGGTCATCATCCATGTTGAAGTATAAGTTGCCATTTATTTATCTCCCCAACAGGAGAATTAAAGTCCCTGTAAAACAAGGTCTGCAAGCTGTTGTTCATCCGCTACATCCAAGACCCCTTTTGTTTTAACCTTCTCCTGTAATGCTTTAAATTGTTTCATCGCAGGGGTTTCCTCGCCCCCTTCTGCTTGCACAAGGTTTTGGGGTACTCTTTCCCCACCTTCTACATGCGGAGGCGGTATCTTCCCACCACTTTTTTGAAGCTGCTCAATGGTTGACAGAGATTGTTTCATCATGCCCTTGTAGTACCCTCTGACTGTCTCCTGATAGGCTTGTATTGGGTCAACAGTTCCCGTCTGAATCTTCATTACGAAGTTCGGATCTTTGAGCTTGTCTTCCCATACAGCTTTTACAAGGCCATAGTCTTCGTCAGTTTGAATGGTGTTCCAAGAGGCGACTGCCTGCTGCTGTCTCTGGACTGCAACTTTTTCCTTTCGAGCATCTTCTTTGCGTATGACGTTTGTCATCATACCTTCCAGGTCTACGGTTTGCCCCTCACCGAGATTATCCATGTTATCCAGACTAAAATCCGGTTGCACGGCTGGCGCAGGGGCTGCTTTGGTTTCCTTGAGTTCAGCAATTTCAGACCGCAGGTTTCCGACCATGTTGGCTAAATTCCCGGCTTGATTGCTTGCGTCAAGCTTCCCTTGCAGTTGTTCGGTGGTTGTTACAGACGATGCCTTTAATGTGTCCATTAAAGACGCGATTTGTTCTTCCGTCTGCGCATCTTCTATCGGTTGAGGTTCCGCTTTGGGTTCCACAATCACGGGCGCTATTTGTTCATCTGGCATGACTTACTCCTTCCCTTGAGGTTGATTGCTCTTCCCCAGGTTGGTTAAAGATTTGTGTCGGATGCTCTTCTTCTGACCCCATGTAAAGGGATCTAATATGAAGTCGAGTATCTGATGTAAGTTGTAATACGTTTGCTGAATAACGTCCTTCTCTTGGGCAGACAGCTTAGTGTGCTTAGAAGAAAGCATGTCACTCAGCATGTTAGACCGTATAACTAAAATCGTGTCCCTCAAGAACTTCCAGTCATCGGTTTTCATGGCGCGTTCGTATTTATTCGCCTGTTCCTGGAAAGCCTCGTTAGTCAAAAATAACTGGTAAAAATCATTTAGCAGGTTGCGCATCTTTCTCCGCTTCCGCTTTAAAAGCTTCTAAAGCCATGTCGTGTCCGAACTCCTGTGTGTTTAAAGCCACATCTTCCTTAAAGTCCTGTTTGCTGACATTCAGCTTTCCTTGGGTTTCGTAGTTCTTTTTCTGTTGTTCCGCCATCATCTGCATTTTGACTTGTTGCTGCATTTCCTGTTGCATTTGATCCGGCGTTTTCAAGAGGGATTCGGCTTCTCTGATATCCCCTAACTCCATTAAAACCTTGTTCCATTGGTACTGATTAATCCACGGGTTGTCTTTCCACATACCGGCTAATTGCACTAACCTGTCCATACGGGCTTGTTTTCCAAGGGCAGGCTCCATCCCCGTGTACCGCGCGGAAAAATCAAAGTCGGAATGAATGTCCTCGCCAAATATCTGCCCAAATTCCTGTTGGTCTGTCGCTCCGATCCTGTACTCAAACCCGCTTGGAAGATGAAACGTGTTTAAAATCATCATGTACTTGAGCAAAGGCCGAATCCCCAAATAATCCATTGACATTAAAAGCAACTTGCTTCTGGCTTCTCCCATTGCCTGAATGCCGTACACGACCCCAACCCTCTCTTGTCTTTCAGGCGTTTGGCCCATGCCGTAGTCGTACATGCCCATAATGTCCTGGATGGTGTTCTTGTAAAAACTTTCCTGCTCCATAAAAACACCGGAATTGTAATCAGGAACAACAAGGGGTTTCACATCGTCCATGTCATCTACCGGGACAATTCCAAACGGTTTCCAGGTCAAGGCCGCAGGATCAATGTTGGATTCGTTGTTCACCAAAAGCATTTGGTTTATCTGCATCATAGCGTTTTGGATTCTCAGGTTTCCAAGGTTATTCACTTGTTCTTGAATGCCCTTAGTGAGCGTCACCATGCCCAGATCCCAATACAACTCAGGATGATAATAGCAACCCATATCAAACAATGGCCTTACCCCGTACTGGGCTTTCTGGAGAGACAATAAGGCTTTGTAATTCCCGATATGGGCAATAACCTCCTCTTCTTTTCCTTTTAGCTTGTACCCACTTCCGACCTCATAAGGCGTATCCTCCAGAATGCATTTTCCGTAAGCTTCCACTATGTCTATCTCAGGGGACTTTCTATCTTGATTGCCGTCTGGAATGTCTGTCACTCCTTCCATAGAAATGCTTTTTTGGGTAGCTTCCTTTGAATCTCTTTCCCAATCCCCCGCCCCGCCTGTTTCTCCCCACCCAATCTTGTTCAGGTTTTTGTAAATCCCCTTGTCTGCCTGTCTCTTGCAATAATCCAAAGACCGTTTGTAAACGATAAAGCATTGGGGCATTTGCTGAATGTCTTTGTATTCGGGATGAGGAACAAAGAGTTTATTGTGAAGGATCTCAACATAGGGCCCGTCATACACTGTCTGCATTTCTTGGCTAACGTGGTCTATGACATCCATGCCCTGAAAATTGCCAAACCGATCAAAGTTCGGTACGGGTAACGCCACCCGTCTTGGTCCTATTCTTTCTTCTTTTCGCCAATAGCATTTCGCTATTCCCTTACCGAACGTCAATGTATTGAAAAACCATTTAAACATGGTCAGGTAAGACCCGCCATGAACGTCCACATCGTTCAGGGAATCCATTTGATAGTTTAAGACCCCTTCAACCGCTTTTACCTTTTGCATGTCCCGGCGATGTCTTGCCTTGACGGATATAATGTTTCCGCCCTGGTATAACTGATCCATAAACCGGGAAAGAATGGTATGGATTATAGGCAAGATCCGGTTGAAGTTCTCGTTGTAAACAAGCGGATAATCCCCTGCGTTTCTATGGCCTCGATAATACGTCAAGTCTTCATCGTAGTTCGACCTGGCATAGCTGTTCCTGTCGTATTGGTCTTTGTACCTGGCAAGAAAAAACTTTAAAACGTCATCATCTCGCTTGCTCATAAGTTATTCCTCTATTGCCCCACCAAGTTTTTCGCGTTCAATATCTTGCGAATCATATTGCACATACATGATCTCGATAATCTTGGCGGATGCTATGGCTGTTTGGAACTCATGCGGTTCTCCAGGGTGCGTTGTGAAATACTCTCCTTTCTTTAACTCTGATATCCCCTTGTCTGTCTTTATGAATAACTCGCCTTCAAGCACATAAAACAGGTTATACTTACTTTTATGTAGATGCCAAGAACAGCGTTGTTTTGGAATAAGATCAAGTATGCTTACTTCGCATAAATCGTTCTGAAAGATGTTCGTTTTCTCTCCCCAGCTTCCGTGTGTCCGTTCCATGCTTTCCTTTCACAGGGCAATAAAAAAAGGGACTACGAGTGGGTGCACCCATAATCCCTTAATTTATTCTTGCGTCCAAAAAACCTGGCCGGATTTTTCAGAACCCTATTTTTTTTAAAACAACAAAGCTGTTGAATCACATAAGTCGTGACAGTTTTTACTATAATGAGGCTGAAGCTCTAATTTAAGTTTCTGGACCTGATAGTTCATTAGCGGATGCTTAAGCGCTTCCGGTACTTCCCTGCCTATCTTCATAAGGCATTTGGCAAACTGTTCCGTGTTGTGCTTCCTGTACTCATGTTTTTGCATCCACGATCTCTCGTCCCCTATATGGAACGTGAGGTGAGGTTGCTTGAAGACTATACAATCCCTTGAGTATGCAACCATACTTGCAGCCAGGGCAGCCTCAGACCACGGTATGCCCATACAGATGTCACCGTTCTGGAACTTCGGGTAAACCTCTCGCCTGAACACAAAGCAGTCGTACCCGTTATGGTTGGTCCCTAAGTCACAATACATTTCGGGGATTTCTTCTATTTTCTTGTAGTGTCGGCTGATAATCCTTTTGTTAATGATAAACGAATCGTACCCCTGTTCAATGAATCTCTTAATGGATGTATAAAAGTGGGGCATTAGCCCGATGTCGGCATTGGTCTGAATCATGTAATCAGCGTCAGGGCAAGCTTCATACAGCCTGTCAAGTATGTCCCTGAATAAAGGAAGATGCTTGCCAATGTCGGGTAATTCGTATAAATCCCGTATTTCCCTGTCGAGATACTTGGCTTTCCTGAATCCTGGCGGAAACGCTGGCTCATCCCATTCATACCCCGTCACATACTGTTCAACGTCAAGGTCGGGGCATGTTTCCTTTGCAAACTTCTTTGCCCAGAGCATTGTCTTGAACGTGATAGCCTGTGCCGTCACAAGGTCTGACGGTGGCTTGGCGTCAAATGGGTTGACGATGTGAGCAATTTTCATAGGCGTCCTTTGCCATTATATCTACCAGTTCATTGAAAGTTACCCTTGGTTTCCAGCCCAAGTCTTTCTGTGCCTTGGTTGAATCCCCCAATAAATAATTCACCTCTGTTGGCCTAAAGTATTTAGGGTCAATCTTTACCCAATCCCTGTAGTCTAACCCAAAATGCTCAAAGGTTTTCTCTAAAAACTCCTTTACTGAATGAGCTTCCCCGGTTGCAATCACATAATCATCCGGTTTGTCCTGTTGCAACATCATCCACATAGCTTCCACATAGTCAGGGGCATAACCCCAATCCCTGAAGGATTCTATGTTGCCAAGATAAAGCTCATCCTGAAGCCCTAATTTAATCCTTGCCGCTGCCCGGCTTATTTTCCGGGTTACAAAAGTCTCCCCACGCCTCGGTGATTCATGGTTGAACAAGATCCCCGTACTGCAATGCATTCCATATCCTTCGCGGTAATTCCTTGTCATCCAATACCCGTAGCATTTAGCACATCCATACGGGCTTTGCGGGATCATTGGAGTGTCTTCTCTTTGGGGGGAGGGGGAGTTCCCAAACATCTCGCTTGATCCCGCAAAGTAAAACCGCGTATTCTTATTGCCACTCATCCTAATGGATTCAAGAATAATTGACGTTCCGGTTCCCGTTACATCGTTCGTGAAAACAGGATTATCGAAGCTTACCCGAACGTGGCTTTGTGCAGCCAAATGGTAAACCTCGTCAAAATCCGTCTTTAGAATTGTAGAAGCAATAAAACATCCATCCGTAATATCCCCATGAGACAGCTTCAAGTCATTTATGATATGGTCTATCCGTCCGGTGTTAAACGTACTGGCCCTGCGGATAATGCCATGCACCTCGTACCCTTTTTCTAAGAGTAGCTCGGCAAGATAGGCTCCGTCCTGACCCGTAATTCCGGTTACTAAGGCTCGTTTCATCCCGGAACCCCAATGTTATTTTCTTTGGCACAAGAATTATGAATCCATTTTATAAGATATTTTTTAGGACACGTTTTTTCGCTTGTATGCATAACGCAAGCATTTTCTGGCTTTCCATCCCTGATTAAAGGGGCTTTACATATTGGGCATATTCGTTGCATTTCATTCCACCGTCATTTCAGGGTATGGGATTATAAACTTGCCCCTAAAACCCTTTTTCCTAACTGCCTTTAAGATGTTCTTCTTGAAATTACAGGCTAATAGTAAGGCATACTCAGGAGCGTCTTTTATGAATTGTTCGTCAGTCTTGACCTCCAAGTGTTGCCCGGGGGAATACAGTCCTATTTTATAGGGGCTTATGTCCGTAAGATAATCAAGGGTTTCAGCGCCTATCCCATAATAATTCAAAAGAGTGTTGCCCTTTGCCGGAGCCGACACGCCCACTATCCTGTTCCCTTGTTCCTTTAAGCTTTGAAGGGTGGTCCTTACCTTCTCTCGATTAGCCTCCACCCTCTCAGCGAAGTCCATTAATTCTTTCAGCGTCATTGGAGGGTCCGTTATGCACGTTCTCCCGAACCCTTTTGTCAGAAAATATCGGATAGATCCCCCGTGCATTTCGTTGTGTTCGTATGTCATGCTCATACCGTGCATTCGGGCGATTGTTGCCATTGCGTCAGGAGACAGGTAAGACAAATGCTCATGGTAAATCTGGTCAAATTGATTGAACTTTACCATGTCGCTAAAGGCAGGAGCTTCCACTATGAAAACCCCATACCTTTTCAGTAAATAATCGACCCCATCCATAACTCCATGAATATCGTCAATATGGGCAAATACGTTCGTGGCAGTAATGACCGTAGCTGACTCAGTATCGAACCTCTTTTTAACATTTTCCTTGCTGAAAAAGGTATTTAAGGTTAGGATGCCCCGCTCCTTTGCAATTTGAGCAAGATGTCTGCAAGGTTCAACTCCCGCCACCTGACAGCCCTGTTCTTGAAAACCTTTAAGTAACGTACCGTCATTACTTCCTATATCAACTACCAAATCAGAATTGCCTAATTCGTACTTAGAAACAACGTCCAAGGAAAACTCAGTAAAATGCTTCACACCGCCAGGATTCACCCCTGTGGCATAAGGGTAGGACTCGTTGAACAATGTCTCCGGATCTACGACATAGCTTAACTGTCCAAGTGTACAGTCAGGACACCACCACAAAGCAAGGGGATAGACGGCCTCGGCTTGAGATAATTGGTCTTTGGTTAAGAAGGCATCGCTTGGGGGATGAAACCCAAAGTCTAAGATGCCAACTAATTTCTCATTTCCACATATTCTACATTTCATTCAAGCAAGTTCTCCGTGATTGATTTCAGTTCGGCCTTTATGGTGGTAAATAATCCCTGCCCGTCATTCCGTAAGCGAACAATAGCTTTCTCGAACGATGCCATGTCCTGCCTTGACTTCACATCGAGTTTCTTGATGTCTTCCTTGTACTTCTTTTCAAAAGTATCAAGCTCCTTAAAAACAGCCTGTATCCTTGCGTTGCACTCAGGGCAAATCTCCTTGCCCGTAAGTTTCTGTATTTCGGCTTGTTCTGCGTTCTTGATAAACACACCGCACTTACTGCAATGTACTTTTACTGCCATAATTATCTCCTATATCCAGGCAAGGGACGCTTTCCCGGTCCAGCTTCCCGTCAATGGTCCCTCAATTTGTGTGCAATCAGTACCGGTCCATGTGAATTTCCAGACTTCCCAGTTAGTATTGCCGTCAGTGGCATCATGCAAATAATGGCATCCTATATAAATTGGGAGGTTGCTTGTATATTCAATCTTCTTCAGCTTCCAATAGGCGTTTAAGCCTATTATGGCATCTCTTGATAATACCCCACCGACCGGATCTGACATCTTATGGCCTCTCGTTTAAAGCTATGAATTGTCCTACCGTTAAAAGACTGCCCAAATCGCCTGTCGCTTCCTTTACTGTCACGGTGCAAGTTCCAGCGTGGTTATCCGTGAGCGTTCCAAAACCTGAAACCGTGATCGCTCCTGCCGTGCAAGATGCGGCAATCGTGAGGTTTGCCCCTGGCAACATACAAACACTGCATACGCCACCATCCATACCGGCAAGCGTCAATGTCCCGCGCATATCCACAATATCACACTGAGAAGGAGCCTGTAGCGTTAGAGTACAAGCCGCCACCTCGCCAAAGAACGTGCCGCTAAATAGGGCATAACCTCCGTCCTTTAAGCTACACGCACCACCCAACGCCCCGTCTATCACAACAGCGTTGATGTTGGTGTGAACGTAAAGAAGGCAATCAACATACCGCGACTGGTCAGCCGCAACAGCCGTGTTTCCAGTTGCACCCGTCACAATCATGTGGCTGAAAACACTGTTGGAAACGTTCTGACCATTCGTGCTAAACAAGTCAGTAGCCCCAATATGACCTGTGCCAATAAAACGGTAATGTGCCATAGCTTCTGCAACAACGAGAGCACCGTGAACATGGATTTGGTCCATGCTAAAAGCATCGGCTATGGTCTTGCCATTAGCAATGGTGTTTGTTGGGTATGTCGCTGTACCATAAGGCCAAGCCGTAGAGTTTGTGCCACCAGCATCCACCCATACCATGCCATCGTGGGTCTGCCGTTCGGCCATCGCTGTATTAGAAGACAATTGAACAGCATCCACCTGTAAATAATCCGTAGCAGCAGCGGCGAATAACGAGTCAAACACATTGGCGTTGACCACCATGAAATCATCCCATGCCGCCAAGTAGGTAGCCGGTTCCGTATGAATTACCCGAAGCCTGCCGCAAGTGGCTGTATCTGTAGTATCTAATGTCACCAGAAAACAACCATGAGCGTCATAAGTGGTCGCTGTGACGTTCTGATGCCTGACAGTTAAAGCCCCACCATTCTTTGAAAGCCAAATGCCCGTTGTAGCGTGGTCCAGGCTCGTTACAATCCCTGCCGCTATTTCTAAGGTTACACCGTCCCCTTTATCCAAAATCGGGCCGAAAGAAATAACCGCCGCTGTCGATTGTTTTAGAAATCCGCCCATTTATATTCTCCTAATCCATCATCATTCTTCGTATTCTGCTGTAATTTGCCATTGCTACTGGTATTGAAAGACCACCTGCTGCTGTCCATACAGCGTCAAAAACAGTAGACCCAACTAACCATCTCACAGTTGGTTCGTCACCAACAGATTGTATTAATACTATGCTACCATTTGACCATTTGGGATCATTAATTGCCATTAGCTAATCACCAAAAGAGGATCAATAAAAACTTGTCCCCCAGAATCATATTTATATAATTTTATATTGAAAAATATCCATCCTGTACGCACTGGAGTTACTGAAACCTCGATGTATTGGCTCCAATCCGTGATCCCTGACCTGGCGGTTATTGTTTCGTCGCTGTCAATGGTTGCCATACCAGTATCACCAGCATCATCTAAATACTCGGCTCTCAAAACTAATTCCGCCGCCGCAGTTAAAGCAAATGTCGATTGTATATAAAAGCGGTATGTTTTAGCTGCATCTGCCGTAGCCCATATTTTTACTGCATCTGTATCCCAGGCCCATAAGCCCTTTGGATCGTCGCTTAGATTGGATTGCAAGTTAGACAGTTCTATGTTTTCGGTACAGCCCCCGGACCTTTGATCCGGAGTCGGAGAACCATCACCAGCCGTTACTTTAGTTGTATTTCCCATGCATTGAAAAATTCTGTAAGCGTCAAAAACACCTGCATGATGATCTGAGAATAATTTAGACATAGCTCCGAGAGTATTCACATCGTTTAATGATGGAGTAGCTGGGATAATGCCATCCCGTGAATAAACAGAGCCTGTTTCATAAAGATCAGTACTGTTCCCTGATAAATTTCTTACAAAATTATACGAACCGGCACGAATGCCGACGCTACATCCAGTAATCGTCGTGACTGTGTGCCCAGAACCGTAATAAATGCCGACGCTACATCCAGTAATCGTCGTGGCTGTGTGCCCTGAACCGTAATAAATGCCGACGCTACATCCAGTAATCGTCGTGGCTGTGTGCCCTGAACCGGAATGAATGCCATTGTTACATCCAGCAATCGTCGTGGCTGTGTGCCCAGAACCGGAATAAAGGCCATTGTTACATCCAGCAATCGTCGTGGCTGTGTGCCCAGAACCGGAATAAAGGCCATTGGTACATCCAGTAATCGTCGTGACTGTGTGCCCAGAACCGTAAAGAATGCCGAAGACGCTACATCCAGTAATCGTCGTGGCTGTGTGCCCAGAACCGGAATAAAGGCCGATGCTACATCCAGCAATCGTCGTGGCTGTGTGCCCAGAACCGTAATGAATGCCATTGTTACATCCAGTAATCGTCGTGGCTGTGTGCCCAGAACCGGAATAAAGGCCATAACCATAAAAAGTTGTACCAGTGCCAGCAGTAGCCCTGATTTCACCAAAAATACAACTGTCACCATCTTCTATAATATTTTGCGATGTACTTGTTGTGCTATGTAAAATACTGCAATTTCGTGTTGATAAATAAATACTGCTGCCAGAATGTTGAGCACTATCAACCACTGCACTCAAGACAATAGTCCCGGCATTGATCGTACTGAGCGTCAACCGCTGTTGGTCATAGTTTTGTGGGCCATTATTAGCCAATACAACAGCATCATTTGTTGCCCATAAATCAGCAGTAACATCGTCTAAAACATTGACGGTGGCACTGCCGGATGCATATCCGGTATAAAGCGTACAAGTCCCAGAGCCGTCTGCCGTGATATCGACGATAGAGTCATCATTACTCCAAGTAGCTAACTTACAGGTATTCCCAGACACAGATCGCACATAATACATCGTGTCTGCCAGAAGACCTGTCGGGAGCACGCCGGCAGCCGTTGTCACCATGACTTTTGTATCCGCAGATGGTGGAGATACGCCTAAATCAATAATGTCAGTCGCTGGATCAACAGCAGTAGCACCATCAAAATCGTACTTTGTTCCGTATGTTCTCACTCGTTGATTGGTCGGATTGGCACAACGCATTCTAATGTCAAGAGTATCACAATCTAACGTTGCTGTTCCTTCAAGCATAATTATTGCGTCAGTAGTGGATACTAAATTGGTAGTTGTAGCCCATGAACCATCGCTGTTAGCTAATATCCTGCCATTATTTGTACTAAATGTTCCAACTATATCTGCGCCGGTTCGGAGTTTTAAAGTCCCCGATTGTCCATCTTTCCAATAAACCATCCCCGGAGTAGCGCCACCAGTAACAGACATACCAAGCATTCCAGTCCAAGCAGACTGATCAACGTCAACTTGGACTTCGTGTCCAGCAGCTATAATTGCTTTATCACCATCGGCAGGGGCTGCTCCACCTACCCATGTGCCACCTGCCGACCATAATCCAGACTGTGTACTTGTTATATCAGCCATTTATTTCACCGCCTCCACCAAATCATCCTTTTGTTTTTGCAAAATAACGATTTCGGCTATCAATGTTTTTTTCTGATCGTAAAGACTTTCAATCTCTTCATGTGTTTCGGATACAAAATTTCGTTTAGCTTTAATTTCAATAATTGCATCCTCGATTCTTGTTTGCTCAATTTTTATCAACTTAGTATCGAGCAAATACTCATTGAATATCTCGTCTGCATCATTGACAGTGTACGGTGTTTCGTATCCCCAGGGTCGGTAAATGCTTTTGTGTACTGTTATTTCCATTACATCGTTCCTCCCTATATTCTTATTTCTCGTTCTGCGGAGTCGATGATCATAACAGATGTCATAGTGTGAGTTCCAGCAGGGAAAGTAGCATCATTATTCCAACCAAAACTTACCTGTCCTGTATCTCTAAGTGTCTGAACATAATCATCATTGTCACTGTGAGCAATATTAATCAAAATAACATTCATTTCATCAGAAGTAATTCCTATATATTTTGCTGTGTTTACCTCGCCACTACCACCTGTTGATTCACTATCTCCGCTCTCATAAATGTTAGCATTACTTGTTAAATTATTTCCATATTCATCTATCGATGTCCAATACTGATAGATATTTAAGTTATCAACCTCAATAACATCGGTGGTTACCCAACTTGTCTCAATGAAAATTCTATCGGAATAAAAATAATGTGTGGCCCATACTTCCCCACTATCAGCTAAAACGCTTTGATCTGTATCCTCCATTTGCCCTACTTTGCGTAAGACCACTCTTGTTGGGGTATTTTCTATTATCTCTAATGTAGACCCAAGATCAAACAATAAAGCATTGTTAAGAACTCCCTCCTTAACAAACTGTGCTATACGAACATAGAAATAATATGTTATTGAATTGGAAGTATCTGTTATATAATCTGTTGTTTCATTATTACCATAATAGCACCTATACCCAAATCCATCACATCCAACCCATATGTATCCTGATTCTTCACTAACACTCAAATAAGGATCAACCAGAAGCTTATCCTCAACCCCTTTTGGCTCAAAGATAATTTCATATGTTGCAGCTTCTAAATGCCTGTCTCCATGCTCATCTTTCTCTGGAACATTACTTTCTACATTACCTTTATAGTCATTCCAACTGATAACCAAATTATCAGGAACTTTGACATCTATTACCCAAACGATTCTAATAGTCTCGCCTGGAGCTTCAAACTCAAACAAGGCTTTCCCCGATTGATTCTCTCCACCTTGCCATTTAATCTGCAAGCCGAAAGTATTAAGGCCGTCTACATAATAACTTTCAAGACTGTCTGGTACTTGACTAAGTGTTCCATCAATCTTTGTTGGGGTTGTTTTGTATGACTTCTCTCTCAACCAAACTTTACCAACAGCATCCCATATCTCAGGATAAACCTTGGCCTCTGCTACAAGAACATCATCCTCATATATCTTATAGCAATTGTTATAGATATGGATATCCTGAACACCATTCTCCGACTTCCTCTGAAAAGCCTTGCCCTCTGCGTAGATCACTTCTTTATTCGGCAAATCATAAGCATAGATCTTTTCTTTGGACTCAGGATTGACTTCTCCTGTGTCCCTTTTGAGAAAGAACTTCTCAGGAGTATGTTTAGGATCTATTTGTTTAACTGTTGGCATTACCCCTTCTCCTTATAGAGTATGTCTTAGTCCAAAACTTGCAGCGTAATAAGCTCTCTCTGCCTGTGTAGCCCCTGAGTCTGGATACGTGCCATAACTAATTGCATTTACACATACCTGCTTAAATCTGTTATCTGCCTTTTGTCCTGTGGTTTCTTAAAGCTCTGCAAGGGCCAGTCAACCCTATTTCTTCCACGATTTCGCCTGCTAATTCCAATTTCTCCAAGAATGTATCTAACCGTGATCGGGTAATCGCTCCATTTAGGGTCAGGCTTCGCAATCCCGTCCCCGGCCCTCTTCCAATAATGATTGTTTAAGTAATGCCGTAAATGTTTGCACCTTTCGTACACAAGCATCCTGGGATGGTCTTTCTTGTTCCCGCGAATGTACTCATTTACTATGTCAATCCCTACGTTCGGATCTCGATTCTTCCCGGCAGAAGTTATGATACCCGCCTTCCTGAAAGCGTCCCACGCGTTAAACCCTCTTTGGACCGCCTGGTACTTGCTCTTTGCCGAAGGATCTTGCCAACGCTTAAATCTCCGTTTTTCGTGCGGAAAACCCTCGATTGCCCTGAAAATAGCCGCTAATTCGTCAATTTCCTTGTCTTTCGCTACGTCCTTATCAAGCTCGTCAAAGAAAACAGGGTTGCCGTCCTGATCTATAAACCCGAACACAGCAGCACACGCCTTGCTCGGATGCCAGTCAAAGGCCATAACCCAATCAACGTCCCAATTCTCCGGCATAGGATGATCGTTCGGCAATAAATTCCCTTCGCACTTCGCGGAATCCCATAGAAAATCCTGGAACCCCTTATGAACCAAGTCCCCCCAGGACGGATATTTGCCGTAAATCTGAACGTCTATCATCTCCTGGGTCTTGCCTTCGGAAAACACCTTGATAAACTCTTGCGTAATAGCCGGATTGTCCGCCATGCAAGCATTTATAACGTCAATGTTGGGATTATTCACCGACTTGTCTAATATCCTCTCTTTTGTCCAGGTCGGTCCCTTCCCGGCCTCGTAAGGCGGTGTCAGACCCGCAATAACCTTCCCCCCGCCTTTGGCGTTCCTTAACCCACGGATGTTCTCGTCATACACCCTCTCAGAACATTCCTCATCGATGACCAGTAAATCAAACTGCTTTCCTCTATGCGCCTGCCAGCCCTGCTCGTCAGTCATCCAGCCAATTACAGACCCGTTGTTCAGTTCAATACTCCGATGCTCTCGCGAAAAACCCTTCTTTATCATGCTGTGAGGCAATAAAGGCCCAACCTCTACCCCCGAAGGTTGAATTATCTGGGCCTCTAACAACTTCTCAAGGGCAATGTCCTGAACCTTGTCAAAATCAGGGACAATCGCCTGGATCTTAATAGGCGGTTTCGCTAATTGCTTCGGGTGAATCCCCAGCGCCTGCATGACAACGTAGTAGTAAACTACAAACGTCTTGCCCGTCCCGTTCCCGGCTATCATGAAAACCTGCCACGCGTCACTCCTGAGAAAATCCTTCTGCTGCTTGTACATATACTCAAACCAAACAAACAAAGGCAGCCAGTCCTTTGGCATTTGAGTTTGTTCGTCTATTTCAGCAATCGTTTTAACTACAGCCATCTACACCCTTATGTCAAACCTGATATATGTCTAAATTGACACAACATCCGGTAAAAAAAAGCCCTTATTCATCCTTCCAAATAATGTTCCCCCAACCGTCCCGGTACGCCTCAGTGCTCACCTTATGGTCACTACACAGCAAGTTCTCCCGGCTGCCCAAAACAGAACCGTCCTTCGCCATGCCCTCCGCCTTGTCTCGACTTATTTTGGGGCTTTGTGGGTTGTCCATCAATATTTAAACCATCCCTTCTTTTTTTCGTGTTTCATCACGTGGACATCATCATCTAAATTCCTTATCGTCCTGTTCGCTATGTTAAATTCTGCCCTTAACTCGTCAAGTTCCTTTGAAAGAGCAAGAATCAACGGATCAATTTTGCTTGTATTCTCTCTTTCTGAGGCAATTCTGTCCGCTGCAATCAAAAGCTGTTCTGTTTTCATCCTACCTCCTTCCCCGCCCATGCGCATTCATCCCCTATTATGAAATCGTCCCGGCCATCGTAATCCCTGCACGTTCTCGGCCTGTTGTCGTATATGTCGCAACCATCCTTTAAATGAGGACACTTGAAATCAAGAACCGCAAATATCACACCGTCCTTGATCCTCACCTCACAGCCCCGCGCCTCGTAAAACTCCCTGACATCCTTCTCCCATCCCAGGGATATCTTTAAAGGGAAAACAAGCTTCTCGCAGCATCGGTGACAACCTAAACACAGGTCCATATCAATCCGTCAGTAAAATAATGATTATCAAAACTAAAAGAATCACCTGAATCCAGTCAGCCATTATGCACCGCCTTTCGGACAGGGTTTGCCGTAACTCTTGCCTGCTGCTTTCTCAGTTATTCGCTTCGCTAAATTGTTCTTAACAACCTCTTTCTTTTTCGCAGCCTTTTCCCCTGGACTCGTACCCCATGACTCCTCTTTGGAAGCGGGACCGGGACTCGAACCCGGACTGTCAGGGGGGCGATCTTTAGTCCCGCATGAATCCCTTTCGAGCTGACCAACATTCCCGCCATGATCCCTGTGCAGTTGAACTAAATAATTGCTCACCGACCGACCATCTGCCTTCGCCGCCGCCTTAATCTCCTCAACTAAATCATCAGGCACCCAAATCATCTTTTTCATAACATACCCCCTTATATAATTTATATGTACTATATAAGGTAGTAGGTTATATACCGTTTGTCAAGCAAGTAATTCAAAAAGATATATACGACCTATATACCTTTGGTTTCGGGCTGAAAAGTGTGAGAGGGGATATATACTGTATTGCAAGGGGGCGGGTCTTACCCCTCCCGGCCTCTCTATATAGAAAGCATGCTTTATTAATATCAACTGATCCCCCCTGTCTCTATGCTGTCTGTACTGCCCGTAACTGAGTGCAGGTTGACATAATGATTATTTATCAGACGTTGCAATAATATCAACTACTTACAAGAACGCTGTTGCACCACATGAAACACACCCCTATTTACCCTCACCTTGATTGAGCTTACCTTGGAAGAGCATCTGTATTTGACCTATATTGATTGTCTCCGGAATGGGCCTGGGAGCATCCTC